TTTTTCGTCTTTTTCTTTTTGTAATTCTGTCATATCTTCAATTCTTTTAGACTCATTGTATTGAGCAAGTGTTTTGCCGAATACTACTTTGTAGAAATGGTCTACAGGTACAGGTGCCGAATATGCTTTTATTAGATTATCAAAATTAATATCTAAATGTCTGTATGCCTTTGGATTTGATTTTTTTGCGTCACTATGAGATTTCAATAATTTTAATCTGTTAGTAAAACAGTTCTCATATGGTGGTTTGGTTGTTGATTTTGAAATATCTTTTTCTTTTGCAATTGAAAATTCTTCAAAAATCTGTTCTTTAGTAAACATAGTATAGTCCTTCTTTCATTATTAAATTATATTCTATCATAAAATAGTCGTATTGTCAAGCCCCTACAAAACCTTGATTTCTCAAGGTTTATCGTAAGGTTTCTCATCTGACCCGATAAGTTTACAGGTTGCCTGTATATCATCAATCAAATGGTTAATTTCTGCATCCCGCTCAACCGTTTTAGGTTGATTATACTTTAAATCGTATAATCTATTGGATTGAGCCTGGACTGCGTCAATCTTTTTACAAAATTCACTAATTTTGTGTAACATTCTTTTTTACCTTGTTAAATAGGTCTATTATTGATTGTTTTGTATTTGCTAATTGAGCCTTACCATCTGCCCAACCTTTCTTTTGAAACTCAATTGTTTTTTGTTTTTCAGTTTCAAACCAGTTCATCACTGGATTTGCATTAGCACTAACTGTTAAAAAAGTTAATACTAGTATTGACATTAAAGTTTTCATCTATCTCCTTCCTTAATGTAGTTTTGGTTTAGTAAACGGTTCAATTGTGTCCTTTGAATCATACATCTTGTCCATAATCTCACCGTATTGGTTTTTAGGAAACGTTGTTTTCATAATCTTTAACGTTTGCCCTAAAATCGTCATTAGTACCATAACAGGATCATAGTTGCTCATTTGCTTTTGAGTCCATTCGTGGAAATTATCAACTACTGATTGTTGTGGATCTAAAACTTCTTGTGTTTCGTATAAATCTTCTTCTGGACCAAATCTATCAATCTCTCTATTTGGAAAAGCTTTTCTTTCAAGTGCGTTTAATATTTCTTCACCTGTTTTCTGTAGTTCTAAAATATTCATATCTCTTTTTGCTAAATATTCTGATAATTGAGTTAAGTAATCTTTAGCAGAGTCGCCTCTACCTTCATCTATTATGTCTTTAATCATATTAATAACATCTGGTAATGTCTCCATACCATTAATGTATAATTCTGGTATTTTATTTTTTTTCATCAAAACTCCTCCATTCTACTTTACCTTTTAAATATCCTAACTCGTGGTCAACTCCTAACCATTGAGGATTAGTTGCAACAACTTTTCCATCTTCATCAATCAAAGCACTTGATTTTGTAAACAAACTATTTGCGTCTCCTGATTTAAAATCTTTTTTATGTGATATGGTAACGTGTGCTGTACCAGGGTTATCTCTTTGTAATCTTTTATTTAATCTAGTTAAAAACATATCTTCAACCCACAATGCCTCTATACTATCATTTGACCTTATCTGATTAATATAAGCGTCAACATTTTCATTAATTAATTTGTTATATTTGTTAAAAGTCTTATTATCTGGTTTATATGCAAGTGTAATATGGTCACCAACTATAACATCCATAGTGGAATACTTCCTTACAGCATCACGGCTCTCTTTATTCAATACAACTGCAAAATAACCGTTATTCATTATTTCCCCTCTTTTCTGTGGAAAAAAACTCTCATAGCCGCCTCCTGGGACGGTTTTAAAGGTGTCTGTGTATGATTGTATCCCCCTAATTTCACTATTTCCCCAACTTACTTTCATTTTCTAAATTGATTGCAACATCAATATCTGACTCTTCTTGTTCTTTTTTCAACTGTTGGCCTACTTCAACTGCTTCCTCAACTGTCATTTTAGGTTCAACTAATTTGATTTTAGTTAATTGGTGTGGTTCGTCTTCATCTGCCCAAGTATCAATATGGACATCTTCTGCTTCCATCGCCTCTTCTAAAGTCTGATTATAAGTATCAGTATCGTATTTAACTTTACCAATATACTTTGTTGTATCTGAATCAGTATAGTTAGCATCCACATAGTAAGTTTCAACTCCATCTTTAGCGTCTGCAATGTCTTTTGTAATCTTACTGTGGTCTATACCACCGAAGTCTGTAAATTTATTATCAGCCTCGTCTTTATCTTTTGCCAATACATCTTGTTCAACAACAAGTGTATAGTATGTTTTTTTTCTGTATAGGTTTTTACCTACTTCATCTTTATTTACCCATATGTCTGTATCTATTGCCATAATGTTCTCCTTTTAGTTTAATTGATATATGTAATCTCTTTTTGTTTTATAATTTTTTGTTAAATCTGGATCAAAATCTTTTCTGAAACCTTGTCTTTCGTATAACTGACCGTAGTCATTAAATAATGATTTGTCGCCTTGAGCGGTATCTTCAAATACATCTTCATAAGTTTGGTAATATTCATCTGGATACATAATCTCAATACCAGTACTACCTGTAAAATTAGTTGCGTCTTCTTTATATTGTCTATCTAAAATATCTTTAATTTTAGTTAATTGTTTTCTGTAATATTTGATTTTTGACATAGGTACATTTTTATAGATAGCAGAACCTATAAAGAAATTAGGATCGTATTGATCTTCGGAATCAATATACTCTCTTTTATATACAATACTAAATGATTTGAAATATTGGTCTGTAAATTTAAGGTTTTTAGTGTTTTCTATATCGTCTTTTTTCATAATATACACATAATATACACTAAAAAGACTATAAAGTCAAGCACAAAAATCGTTGATTTTACTAGGTTTTTAGGAATAATTATGAGAACAAAATGAGAACATCTACTGATTCGACCCATATTTTGCGATATAATACGAGTCAACTATGTCGGTTACTGGATTATTGAGTTTTGTCTGGTCAAACTCTTTCATTAAATCTACGTTGGTGTCTTTTACAAACTGCTCATACATTTTAAGTTTATCTGCATTACCCTTGCCAGTAGCATTCTTCTTTATCTGACCTGGTACTATACTCTCAAATGGAGTACTGCGTTTGTATAGTTTATGTTTTAGGGTCCCCATATTCTCTGCTAGGTTGAATACAAGTCCTTTACTTCCAAATGAGTATCCTTCTATAAAAATATTACTAGTAGTATTATCAATAATAGAAATCGCCCAATCTGAAATCTGGTCGTGTCGTTGTGTCTGGGAGGTATAGGGTAAATGTAGTCTGCCATTTATCTGTCCATTATAAAAATTGCCTTCATATTTTTTTACACTTGTTAGATAGTGTATCTTACAGTTCTCAAATTTAAATTGTCCTGTACATACACATATAGCAGGACTACTTAAACTATAATCAATTCCAATCGTCTTTGTCTTCGTCTTCGTCATCAAATATCGCATCCTCTTCATTTATAGTAGCGTCTGCCCCACAGAAAGGACAATGCTCTGGCTCGTGGTCTTCATCTTCCCATTTCACCCAATATGACACATCACAATTACTACAACTTATTTGTACTTTATTTGAATTTTCGTCTGGCATTATAGTTTAAATTTTTTAAACTGGTCTTTTGTAACATCTTGTTTAACACCACCTATTAAATAACTTTCTATTTCAGTTTCTTGTGGTGCGTTTTGTTGTGATCTGCTATTTAACCAATGTTGTGTCCAAGGTAATGGGTTGTTGTTTGAAGGCTGTTCATATTTAGTTTCTAATCCAATTGCTCTCATTCTTCTATTCGCTATATATTCAACATATTGATGTAATAGTTTTTCTGATAAACCAATCATACTGCCTTGTGAGAAAAGGTGGGTTGCCCAACGCTTTTCTTCCTGTACAGCGTCATCATAAATTTTGTAAACTTCTTTTTCACAATCTTTGATTATTTTTAACATTACTTTGTCGTTCTCTTTATTTCTATATAAGTTAAGAATTTGTTGGGACATTGCAAGGTGTTGGCTCTCATCTCTAGCAATAAGTGAAATGATTTTTGCTGAACCTTCTAATAATTTAAGTTCTCCAAATGCAAATGAGCAAGCAAATGAAACATAAAATCTTATACCTTCTAACACGTTTACAGTTACCATTGCTAAATACAATGCTCTTTTTAAATCATACTCACTAACTGACTTTGGATCTAATTGATACTTATATCCTAAAGTAATCAAATTATCGTATGCTTCTGTAACTGATTTTGATCTCTTTTCAATCTTCTCATCTTCTATAATCGTATCAAAAACTTCACTAGGATTTGAATATAAATTTTTAATTATATATGTATAACTTCTACTATGTATAGTTTCAAAGAAATCCCAAGCAACTATACAACCCTCTAGTTCTGGTAAAGATACAAAGGGTAGAAATGCTAAACAAGGACCTCTACCTTGTACACTATCTAACATTGTTTGATACTTTAAATTACTTGT